CCGGGAACATGGAGATCTTCGAGGCTCCGTTTTACAGGAAATACATTCCCGGCTTTGAATTCATGCATGCCATGCTGCGCCAGCCTTCGAAAGTCAAGACCCGCGGAGGACTCTCCTTCAATACGGCAGCTCTCAGGTTATCTGGCGAGATGAACACTTCACTGGGGAACAGCCTGCTTAACCTCATGTCCATCAAGGTGACTTGTCGCCTCATGGGAGTTAAGTGTTTGGTCATTGTCGAGGGCGACGATTCACTGTTCACTACTGAGAAGCCACTGGACATGGCGGAGTTTAGCAGGATCTCCCGCACACTTGGGTTTGATATCAAGCTGGAGAATCCCCGCGACTTGGGCTCAGCTGGCTACTGCTCTACCAAGTGGACGACCGGGGGTCGCATCATAGTCGACGTAGTATCCGCGATACCTGACCTGTGTGTCGGAGACGAGTCCGTCGCCGCTAAGTTGGGACCTGATTACTACCGGTACAAGCTGGCGTCTTACTGCACGCTCAACCCCAGCATGCCAGTGCTCTGGAGACTTTACATGAAGGAGGTCGGCAAGACCTTCCGCGTGCCTTTCAATGCCTATGTTCACGAACAGATGGGTGGACAAATTGATGGCGGCGACATCATAGGAACGTTCGACTATAATCCGCGCGAACCCACGATGGAGGAACGCATGGACTATGCCCACAGTACCGGCATCGACGTGGCCGATCAATTGGACCTAGAAGCCATCATGGACACCAACCCCAAGGAAGCCCTCACCCTGTTGTACTCTCTGCGGAACAACCCCGCCCCCGCTCAGGCCATTTACAACCATCGTAAGTACTAAAACGGGTGCGGTCGTAGCTAGCGACGTTAAATAAATAGCGTTGAAGTCGTAGCTCGGCGACGTTAAACAAGCGGAGCTAATCCTGTAGTCACCGCACACCATCTCTTCAGCCTAGTTAGGCTAGATGACGGATGCTTGGCAAGTAACCACGTGGAGTCCCGCCCACACCATCCCAGGGAACAGATTTTCATAAGCTCAGCGAAATATCTGTAATAGAAGCATCATATGTATCAATCTGACCGTCATCGCGGTTCGTTCCAGAACACTTTGGACGCAACCGTCAACAACACCTTTCCCGGTAGGTATAACGGGTTACTGCTCTCCGAACGAGATAAGGCAGCATGCAACGCTTACCTCAATCCAGGCCACGGCAACAACGTGGCGGAGGCACAACCTCTACCCGATGCCACCCCCGGCAAGGTGTTCCTGTTCAAGAGCCAATGGCAAGTGTCCGTAACCTTGCCAGCTGGTGATTCCCAATTTTCTGTCTTCAACCTCCCCTACTTTGAGACGCCCTTTGCTTACCGCTCTGGCACTGGATCGATCATCGCAGTCTGCAGCCCGCACGCGATAGGCACGACCATTACCACCAACAGCTCATCCTTCATGCTGGACCAGCACGTGTATGGATTCAGGTGCGTTGGTAAGTCTCAAACGGTGGACCTAGTGTCCGCCGTAATCAACCGCGGAGGTTCATGTCTCGCTGCTCGCAAACCTTCTGACGAGGACAGAGACAATTTGAACTTCACCACCGTCCAGACCGCCGGCAACAGTGAGA